GCTGCACTAATTTGGGCCATCAAATCATGAACGAGTGCGAAATAAAACCTCGCATTTATCACATGGCTTGCGGTTGTCAGCGGTCCAGGTGCGACTTAATAAAAAACAAAAAGAAGAAAAGCTTACGCTGCCCGGTGCATCCAGAGGCAGCCATAAAGTATGTGGAGGCTTATTGTGAGCTTTGTGGTGCATACATGGAGTTGAGCAATAAACAGCTCAAAAAAAGGGTATGCACCCCGTGCGGTAAAAAGTATCAGTCTATGGGGAAAAGACTCCCGGACAAAGAATTTTTAGATGAAGACTTACATCCATCTGAGGTTGGAAAGGAGCCAGCCAAAAAACCCATGGATGTCTTACCAGCAGATTGTGATATTTTGGTTGCGCGTTCAAACTGTGAATACCGGTATGATTGTTTAAATCATGAGGCACATAAGCAAAGGTCGAAAGGCTTGGCTTGCAAAGATTGTAATAAATATAAACCAAAGGAGTATTGATATGGATGGGCACCTAATAATGGTAGGTCATGGCCCCGCTGTTAGGACCTGGAGAGATATTGTAACGTCAGCTATAGAAGAACTTTTGGATCTGAATATCGGTGCATTTGACCCTGCCATCTTTGGAGAATGTGATGGTAGAGGCCTATTGCCATACCTTGCTGACGTTGCTCCTTGGATGTTTAAGTTCGATCCTCCCTGGACTGCTCCGGTATATTACAGCCCTGCGCCAAGAAAAGTCATGGCTATATCAATACACCCAAGGAAAAAACTTTGTATATACAAACAACCTAAAGCGAGAGCTGGTTTCTTGCGCGGGCAGAGGAGATAAATGGAAACACGAAAAATAATTGAGCGACCAATAATATTTTCCGCGCCAATGGTCCAGGCCATATTGTCAGGCAATAAAACCATGACCAGGAGGGTTATAAAGCCACAACCTGTATTTGTTGCCGATCCGTATATCCCATTTAAAACAGAGGATGCTAACCCGAAAGGTATTATAAAATGCCCAATGGGTAAGCTTGGTGATTTGCTTTGGGTGCGCGAAACATGGGCAGATGTGAATACAACAGAAGGACCAGCAATTCTTTATAAGGCGTCTGGATATTATAGATCATGGCATGAATTTTCAAAAAAATTTGGCACAGATTATGGAGCCGGACCTTCCATGGATTATGATTCATATCCTGGTGATTATTGTATGTGGTGGGAAGATTTGTTGTCTGGAGCACCAGATCATAAATGGAAGTCACCAAGATATATGCCCAAATGGTCAGCCCGCATTTGGCTAAAAGTTAAAGGTGTAAGGGTGGAGCGGTTACAGGATATTACAAATTCAGACGCGATAGCAGAAGGAGTGCAATGTAAGAGATTTACTCAGCAACATCGTAGAAGAACTCAAAATATGAATGGGTTCCCGGACTTATGGGACTCCATAAATAAAAAACGCGGTTTCGGGTGGGACCAAAACCCATGGGTTTGGGTTATTGAGTTCGAGGTTACTGAACAACCACAACAGAAAAACGGAAAGGTTTAAAATGATAAATAAACAAGGTCAAGGAAAGATAGACTGGACAGACTGGTCATGGAACCCCATATCAGGATGTAAACATGGGTGTGAATATTGCTACATGCTGAGAATGGAAAAAAGGTTCCCTGGAATTATGGAGCCGAAATTCCACCCGGATAGAATAAGCAAGCTTGCACGGGTAAAAAAGGTTTTGCCCGGGGATAAAATATTCGTCGGCTCGTCTGGTGACATGTGGGGTGCATGGGTTCCAGACTCATGGATAGAGGAGGTTTTATGGTCAACTCAAAAAAGGACCGACATTGTTTTTCAGTTCCTCACCAAACACCCAACAAAATACAGCTGCTTCGACCTATCAGAGTTTAAAAACTGCTGGTTTGGAACAACGTTGGACGGGACACTGAGAACAGCAGGAAATATAACATCGCTGCTTTCTTCTGTGCCTCATGATAGCTTTAGGTTCGTTTCATTTGAGCCTTTGTTGGGCGATCCGGAAAACATCCTGCAGTTGATAAAGGAGCTTGACTGGATAATAATTGGCGCCGATTCAAATCAGGGGGCGGATAAACCACCTATGGAGTGGGCAAACTCGTTGATAGAAGCTGCTCGCGCAAACAATGTACCGGTGTTTGTGAAAGACAATTACGGATACCGCGTTAGGATAAAAGAGTTTAATCATAAAGGCAGGTAAACATGATTACATCCGATGAAACAATGCGCCTTGGCCATTATCGTGTAATATTAGACACAGACCTTAAGGATAGAATTTTTACCAGGAGGCAAACAAGGAAGCTTAAAAATAGAAGGTGGGTTAAGAAGTATCAAAAGAAACACTCTAAACTTGTTCCCAGCACTGGTGCCATTATAAACAATTTGAACCATACCATAATTTGCCACCCGGCTCTTTACCATAAAATCAAAGGTGGGTGGTAGGACTCAAAAACAAAAACCCCCGGGCTCAGGCAACCCGGGGGTTTTTGTAATGGCAAATGCAAAAAATCTAACTGGCGGTACTGCTTGGATCATTGAAAGGAAATCAAAACCTTTCTTTGTATATCACCAGGGTTTTATTAATTCAAGGATATTTTATCCCGCTCAGAAAAACGTGCAAAGAACGTCAATGGTTTTGGATGCAAGCGGCTTGAGCTTTTCCCATGTCTCATTTGCGCCGCCGGTTGTCTTTTCATCAAGCGTGGAGAACACCGCCTCGGCTGCGGCCTCCATAACCGCAGCCTTCTTTTCAGCACCGTTCTTTGTTTCACCCTCCTCTTTGCACCATTCCTCAATCTGCAGGCAGCACTGCTTAAGCAAGGGCAGAATTTTCAGAAATAACAGGAAATACTTCATCGTCTAAACTCCAAAATCTTTTGCAAAGTCATGTTATCCTTTGCTTCGGTTAATTTATTTACGCGGTCCATGATGTCATTTGCCTTTTTGATAATGGCCTGCACTTCAATTATTGTTGCACCAAAACTCTTAGATGCTGTCGAAAAAGAAGTTATTTGGCCACGGCCCAACGATACAATGGACAGCGCTTGGCTCAACACCAGGTCTGTTTTTTGCTGGACCCGGTAAACAACAAAGGTGTTATACACCACCAAAGCCGCTATGATAAACATAAAAAAAGAATTAACTATTTTCATTTCACCTCTCAAAACTCGCTGGTTAAAACCATTTCTTTATACCACTGCTCTATGCGTTCCACATACGTTATGGTTTCATGGCTGTTTCTTTTACCTGTGATATGGACCAGGCCTTTTATAATGTCTTTAAAAAGGAGAGGTCCGCCCATCCATGCTTGGGCATCTATCAAGTTTTTTGCCCCGGCGTTATAGCTGGCCTGCGCCAATTGCCACTTATCTCGCTCAGGCCTTCCGGCTCGTTTGTTCCAGATAAGTTTTTGTTTCGCCATATAAAACGCACCGGCAGCTATTGCATGCCTGGCAGAAAACGGGGAAACAAAGCCCATTTTCAATTGCTTGAGCATATCCGCCCAGGTAGGCCCCATGAACTGAGCCAAACCTTTTGCACCGGCAGGCGATTGTGCATTTGGGTCGAGTTTTGACTCCTGGTATAATTGGGCCTTCCACCAGCGCCAATCAACACCAGGCCAATACATTGATACGGCAGATTTTATATCTCTGTCGTACCGGTTTGAAAATACCCTGGCCTCAGCGGGACAGTACCATGCCAACAAGAACGCAAAGACCAAACCAGCGAAGACCGTAATAGACAGCACACGCAATGGGCACCTCTCTTATTTTTTTGATTGCTTCCTGGAAAGGGTTGCCGTTTTTTTTATCCAGCCATCTAAGGCCAAAATAAAGAAAAACGACAGCCAGAAAAGTATGAACCAATGTAATGAAAAACGATGTACTGATTGTAATAGGCATAATGTTACCCCCAAATTTTTAAACCGATCATTAACATAATTATTGAGCCCATGGCTCCCCATAAAACCTTTATCTGCAGCTTAAGACTTTCAGCCGGACAAGCAGCTTGTGTATCTCTCATTTTGGTTATAACCCCATGTGGACCAAAGTTTTCATCATGTTTTTTCCATAAAGCATTAATCTGTATAGTCATGTACTCTATATCTTTAGCCTGTATTGGAATTTTTAAAAGAGCCTCTTCGAGCTTGCTTAGTTGCTCGGTCAATTCTTTCAAAACCTCGTTTTGTTGATCTATTTTTACATATAGAACATCATGGTCTGTCATTTACAAACGATCCTTTTAAGTGAATAAGGCATAAATCCTGCGCTCAAATGTCTCACCATACGCACTGCGGCTGTCTGAAAACGTTGCAAAGGCCTGAAATTTCCATGTTCCAGGTTCATCAAGATCATCTTCTGATGCAACGTTATATTCCATGACGCCATTGGCTTCATCTGTTACTGTTGCAGTAAAAAATCCTGTGCTTCCGGATGGCTTACTGTAATAAATTCTCTTTACCGTTGCGCTGGTTAGGTCTTCACCCACCGTCGCCTCAATCTTTACCGATGTTTGCCCAACATAAACTTTACCCATATCTTATTTCCCTACATGGCTTTTTCGGGATATTACCCGGGTTATTTTGCTGTCTGATGTTATCGCTCTCGTCATTTGGCTGCCGGCCTTAATGGTAAGTGTTATTTGGCTGTCATCCGAAATTACACCCGTAAACTTACTATTCGCCCTTATCACATTGGTTATTTTGCTGTTAAACCGGATATGCTCAACAAAGAGAGGTACAACAAGGCCAGACCCTGTCAGGACCTCTATAAATGTCCCGATGCCCTGAATGGTGTACTTTGGAACTATTGACCCGACACCGTTAATAACCTGGATATAAGTTGGTATTCCTTGGACGGATACTTTCATGACGATGGAGCCAATACCATTGGCAACATCTACAAAGGTCCCTATGCCTTCAATGGAGTAATGCGGCTTTGCCACACCTACCCCTGTGAGGTTATCTACAAAAGTACCCTTGCCTATGATTGAGTATTTGGGAACTACAGACCCGACGCCGGTGTAATTTGAAACAAAGGTGGGTATGCCCTGTATGGGGATTCTAACGGATACCGAACCAACGCCCATTACGGTATCAATAAATGTTCCAATACCGTTAATGTAAGCGTCTGCTGCTCTGTGAACTTCACCAACCCCTGTGAAGACCTGGACGAAAGTTCCTATACCAGAGATCGAATATTTAGGAACTATGGACCCTATTCCGGTATAGGCGTTTATGAAGGTGCCAATTCCGGATATGGAATATTTTGGAACAATAGAGCCAATACCTGTGATGGGCTGGATCACTGTGCCAATACCATTTACGGAATATTTTGGGTGCACCTCTCCAATTCCGGTGACTGGCTGAACAACGGTTCCTATTCCGTATATCGTATATTTAGGGGCAACAGAACCGACACCCATAACCGGCTGAACTGTTGTTCCAATGCCTTGAACCCCGACGGTAGAAACATCAATGTCAAAGGTTCCATCTGCAAGAAACGTGTGAACAGTATAAGAACCATCGTAGGTGATTGTGCCGCCGGTGAATGTACCTGCAGAGGTTAGATACCGAATGATGACAACGCCGCTACCACCTACCCCATAGGTATCATCTGAATACCTACCATTACCGCCGCCGCCGCCGCCAAGACCGTCGGTTCCGTCGGTTCCGTCTCCACCATCCCAGCCACCGTCACCGCCGCCACCAGCCCCGCCAAGACCACGAGAACTTGACGAGTTATCATTTGTTCCGCCACCACCACCACCGCCGTATGTTACAGCTGAACCGGATATTGATATTGACCTACCGTCGCCACCGTCACCGGCCCCGGTGGAGGTGATTGCATTGCTTCCGTTCTCGCTGGCTCCACCACCACCGCCACCTCCTCTACCATAAGCCAAAGTAGTATGTGATCCCGTGCCGCCGGCATACCCCTGACCGGAAGTTCCTGATCCGCCGCTGCTTGTGTCAGAACCACCACCACCAGAACCACCACTATACCCAGCACGGTGCGAGCCGTCTCCGCCACCACCTCCACCAACGGCAGTGAACAAACTCCCTACTGTGGAGTTTTCTCCGTTGCCGTTATTTGTCGTGTCTACGCCACCAGCACCAATGTTAATAGACAGTGGCAGATTAGACATGTCAAGGCTGTAGCTTTCTTGAAGAATAACGCCACCGCCTCCGCCGCCTCCTCCATAGTCTACGCCACCGCCTGAGCCACCTCCGGCAACGACGAGTATGTCACAAGAGAGCGTCGTCATAGTTTATTCGGACTGTGCGTCTCTAAGTTCGGTAATGTCATAGGAGTAGAAATCAACAATAGCGCCGTTCGTGACGGCCTGAGAGGTACACGCGGTCACGGCAAGGAGCTCGCTTGACCCGTCAGTGAGAGCAAGGAAGGTACCGGTTGCGTCTGCTGTTCCGGCTCCGCCTGTTTTTCCTGTGAATGTAACCTTTCTGCCTGACGTGTCACCATTTGCTTTGGCAAAATCTCCACTTGTTATGGTGGCATTGGCACAGGCATAGGTGCTTGAGGCTTGGGTATAAGTGGTGGGTTGCGAAGAACATAAAAAAATCTTCGTTGCGTGGTTGATAATATAGTCAAGCCCTGCATCCAGGGCATTGTCACAAATCATTACCATGTCAAAAAATCCTTTCCATTAAAGTAGTTTCTGTTTCTTATAATGCACCCGTAAGTATGGTATCCACTACAACGGTTCCGGGTGCATAATATTTTTATTAATGGCTCTTAAGCTGAGAAAAAAGCTGCCTTGTGATAGCCCTTTTCCTTTCGCTTATGGTATCAACCCTTGCCCTCTTTTCCGCTGGGCTCAGGTTTTTATCCATCATAACCTGCTGCTGAAGCCTGTTAAGTTCTGCAAGCTGTGACCGTATTTTATTGGCGTATGGCTTTAACTGCATGATGTCTTTGTTCTCGGCAAAAAAATCCTTTGCCTTTTCCGTTTCACCCAGCTTGATATAGTTTTTCAATGTCCTTGTTGCAGAGTCTATCTGCTCATACAGATCATAAAACCTTGTCACGTTTTTTGACGACCTTGGCTCGTGTTGGTCACGGATATGCAGAAGGAAAGGATTGGGGCTCCCCTGCATTCTGGATGGGTATCCCATTGCGTTACGGGTCATAATGTCTGTTATAAACAGACCCATGCTCCCTATGGTAGATAGGTACCCATTGACGTAATGCTCAAGCTTTAACGGGGAAATGTTGGTGGCCTGGCCTAAAGCCCTCATGGTATCGCTTGTCCATGGGTTGAACTGCTCAGACGGCCTAAGAGACTGCATGCTCTCCGGAACTATTGGGCGCTCCCGGAATGTGTCATAATTAAACCGCTCCTCCAAAATGGGTTTGAATAGTTGGGGAATATCAACATTGAACACAGAATTGGCGGTAAACTTAAACCAATCCCAAACATATTTACCTTCCTCTGTTCCGTTGGCAACATTGGCCACAGACTCGGGCAGTGAAGAAAATAGAGCGCCTATCTCGAAGGGCTTAGGCAGCCTGTAATGATCGTCACCAAGCCAAAAATGGTAATATGACCACTTATCCCAATCCTCAAGTTCCTTATACCTGTCATCATCCTTATACAGAGACCACAACAAAATTGATGCTGTTGTCATAAGCGCCGATCTGAGCAAGAACGATTTTGGGTTGTCAAAGGCAGCCCGGCCAAGCTTATACAAACCCTGTGACCTGGCATTAAGGAAAGGTATAATCCTGGCAAGGGTCTGAACACTTTGAGAATGTCCTATCATGGAAAAGTCCATCAGGTCACGCCCTTCAAATGCAGCATCAAAAGATGTTTCCCCTTTGGCCTTGAGCCTTTTGTATAATCCTACCCGGGCCGCGTTCTCTGACGCAGTTCCTATTTTTTCCCAAACATGGAGGACCTTGAGAGGGGTTGTCAGTATTCTATCAAGGGCGCTCTTACCTTCTGTTTTAAGTATGTGCTTAATGTATTTTGATCCAACATCCGGGTTATCTGAATTTACATAAGAAGAACCAAAACCGAAGCCGGACGCCATGAATTGGACATAGTCGGCATCCTCTTTCATGGATGAAACAAACCCAATGGCAGAGTCTATGAATAACCGGTAATTGGGGTTGGTTACGGCTGTGTGAACAGAATCCCTTATGAAGTTCCTCAACCGGAAAGCCGGCCCGAATGTGGCGCTGTATGAAAGCATGCGCTTTGCACCGCCCATGAGCTTCATAAACAGGTTATTGAATGCCGCGGTATCAACTTCACAAAGGGCATGGTACAGGTCAACATCATCAGTCTTAAAGTAAATTGACTTTCCATCTCTCTGGAAAGACAGGATGCCATAATCCTTCATCGAGCCAAATCTTACTTTGATCTCTTTGCGGGGTTCTACCCGGTATGGACCCTTTCCTTGTTGGGTGAGCGTATCAATAGCTGCCCTGGCTTCGTCCATGGTATCAAAAATGGCTCTGGCTTTACTTGCCCCAGCTTTTATAATGGCGTATGTCTTAACAGTTTGTGACCCTATAATATTAACAAGGTCTTTTTTGGGAACCTCTTTTATCAGGCCAAGTGATGTTCCAACGTCGAAAGCCTTATCTCTTGCCCTGTTCCGCGCTGCAGCATCGAGCCCATACATCCAGTTTTTAAGGACGTTCTCCAGGGGATCGCCTATCATTTCGGCCCGGCCTTTCAGTCTCCGTATTTGTGACGTGATATGCTGGTTGGCCTGTACTGGTCCGGATACAAACTCCTCCCGGGTTACGCTGTCTTCCAGTACGCGGTAAAAAGGAAGGTACACATTAGACTCCCACAAGGCCCTGGACTCCCTGTTGATAAGCCCGGCTTCCTGCATTACATCCAAAACGTTTTTATTATACTCCTGAAATTTTTCATTAAGGCTGGCCCACGACTCTCCCTTGGCTGAGTATTCCCCCGTCTTCTCCAACAAGCGTTCCCTGCGCTCTGGAGTTATCCAGTTCTCACGGCCCTGGCCATTTGGTTGAATATCCTTTTCAAGCTCCTCGGATCGCTTGGCAGCTATCCAGTAAAACAAGTCCTGCCAGTCGTCGCCAATGTCACGCAGGAATTTAAGGAACCCGGCCCTTTCATCCGGATTGATAACCTCTATTCCATTGCCTGACCACTGCATTTTTCCGAACTCAAGGAACATTGAGAATGTTGCCGACTTTATACCGGTAAGAGCCCGGTGCATCTTATATGCTTCATCCCCCAGGCGTTTCTTGATAAAGTGAAGGTTGTCAACCGTCTCGGCTATGACCTTATCCGCGAGCCCTGTTTTATTGTCGTCTATGGCCTTCTTTATGCCATCCACAAACGTTCCCCGGGTATGGAAAAGCTCCTTCACAATGTCGTCAGAGGTTTGAAATTTTGTATCTATTTTAGATATTGATGTGTTAATGTCTTTATCTGTTTTTACACGAATATATTTTTTAGGATAAAAAGACGTTCCGTCCGGAACGTCACCATCTGCGTCTTCACCTGTAAATAAGTATGCAAATCTTTTGTTTTCAGGAATTATTTCAGCGTTTGCATTAGATGAATCTGATAAAATATTTTCAACATCTTCAATCCCTTCAACCTCAAAAGCGGCAAGGCCATCTATTATTTGTCCCCACGTTTCGTCTTCCATTTCTACAAGCTCATCTTCATCAAGGCCAGTCATTTCCATTGCCTCTTCCAAAGACGTTGCGTCTGTCATATGTATAGATGTTTGTCTTTCCATATCCAGATCAGGGTTTGATGTAAAACGAAGATAAACCTTGTCACCTTCAGACGCAGCTTCTTTGAACACATTTTTTATTTCTTGCGTGTTATTTATGGTTGTGCCTTCCAAAGCGCTGAACTTTGAATTCGGTGCAAATTTGTTTACACCTATCTTTCGGCGATAAAACTTCCCTGTCTCAACCTCTATAGCAATCTTTCTCGCAGAGGTGCGGCCAATGTGCATTATGGCGTCAATGAAGTCTGTAACCTTTTGCATGATACGCCCAAGCTTTGTTTCCCGGTATTTCTCACGGTCATGAAGCATTTGAGCGAATGTATTGGCCTCGTTCTCCTCCCTTGATTTATTGGCCTTGAATTTGGCAAGACCAAAAGCTTGGAGCCTTTTAAACTCACCCATAATTGCCAACCGGTCTTGAGGTGTGAGCATGCCCATATCAACAAAGAAGTGGTAAAGCTCATGGTCCCGGGTAAAGGTTGTGGCAAAGTTTTTATTGAGGATGATCTCACTCTTTTTATACATGCCAAGGACTTTTCCATTTTTGCCCATCCTTCCGGTTTCAATGGCAACCCTTATGTTTTCATCATCTACCTGCTCAACCGATGTTATCCGTAGGGTTTTGCCATTGTCCATTAAGACCTGAACTGCTCCATCTTCCCCTATGGTTACATTTTGACCGACAAACCTTTTTTGCATATCCTTAAGGGTTACTATCTCGCCCGGGATTGTTCCTGTGTATTTGGTCGTTGAGAATTGGGGCTCTCCTCCTTCTGCATTGTCTTGGCGTGGTTCGTATATGGGAAGGTTGTTCTCGTCCCTGGCATCGAGGTAGCTAATAACCTCTTTGCGGTCATCGCCCTTGATAAGAAGGTAATGCCCGTGTTCCCCACTCCTGTGGCCCTCCACCTCCCACTCTTTGCCTTCATAGCGAACCATGGTCCCTATGGGTGCGCCCTGAGATAACCAGGTAGGTGGAGCGTCGGGGTTTGCGGCCATGTCCTGCTCAACTTGGTCGAGCATGTCCTTTTTGCCCTGCAAAGCATCCTCTTGGGCAAAAGGCTCCTTGGCTACCTGCTTAAACTTTTCAACTGAACTTTCCTTTTCCTGCAGCTTAACCCTTTCATCAGCCAAGTTCTTTGCAAAGTTTCTAGTCAGATAATCTATGCTTCCTATTGCCGGCTGGATGAAATACCGGTGTTCGGCCTCAAGGCTGTATGCCTTGTTTATGCCGTACTGGACCGTAATGTCAAAACCACGATAATGCCCTATTGTTTCCTTGGAGCCCCTGGCCATACCCTCTTGCCGTATGGTTATTTTCTCCAGCGCCGCACTTGCTTCTTTGCGGTCTGTGTAAACTTTTCCGTCTAAGGTTATCTCCCACTTGTCTCCGACAACATCCTGGTAGGCATCTAAGTCGGCCTGCATGTTGTCAATTTTTCTTTTCAGTGCAGGTATTTCTTTTTCTTCCAGCTCCCGAGCCTTCTCTTTTGCCTCGACTATGCCCTGGCCATGGGTCCGCTTTTTACGCTCAAGCTTATCAATATCCTTTCTCAGCTTTTCACGGATCAATATCCTGGCATCCCCGGCCGCATCAGAAAAAGAAGAATTGATCTCGTCAAGATCGCTCGTGTTCATATCAACAACGTCGCCGCCAACAGAGCGGACACCGTCCTTGGCTTTCAAAAAATCCACAATGATCTTTTGCTTTTTAGCCAAGACCTGCCAGCGCCTCGCGTCTATTCCTTCGGTGATATACCGGTATTCAAAGACCGTGTTCCACCGGTTCCCCTGGCGATGGCCACGCCCGTTTCTCTGCTCAAGTTCCCCGGGCATCCATGGTGCGTCAAGGTGGTGCATTGCCCTCAAGTTTTCCTGCATGTTGGTACCGGTACCCAGGGTGTCAGTGAGCCCAATAACCACCCGTATTTCACCAGAGCTGACCATGTCGGAAATCTCTTTGCGCTTTTTCTTTGAAACAGGACCGTTGACAACAGCTATTTTGTTTTCAGGGATGCCGCCGTCAATAAGCTTTTGGGTTATGTCCTTGGCTGCATTGAAAACGTCAACCTTGACCTTGATCTTGTTCCCGTCCATGTCCCTGCCGGCAGACCTTACAGACGTGTCATTGTATCCATTGTCCATAAATATAACCTGGCAGGCCTTGTCGTGCTCGTTGAAGTGCCTCAGCACGTTTTTAACGCACCTGTTTATTTTATTGGTTGGATGGTCTGACAGCTCCTTGTCGTAAAGGCGCGGGTCAAACCCTGCTTGGGCCGCATGAGTTTCAACGATTACGGGGTTGCTTGGATCGCCGGAAAGCATCATTGCCCTGCGATCTTTGGGGGTCGAGTTTCTAAAAAACTCGGCACGCTCTATCAGCGTTTGCAGAATAACCCTTTGCTCGTCAGACATGGGGGCAACCTCGTTGACAAGCTTTTTATATGGCCTGCCCATGGGGGCGCCCTTATCAACCCGGCCATTCAACAACTCTTCCCGATCTGCATCGGTCAAATTTTCGGAGTAAAGGTCTTTTCCGCTTTCTGTTTTTCTCGGCACAAATTCTGGCATATCATCCGCAAAGACAATATCCATGAACTGACCAGCAAACCGCCTCAGCTCAGAAACGTTGTGAAACTCTGAAAGCCTGGAAACCATTTCATATTCGCCCGTGGCTGTTCTCTCAAGATCAGACTCAACTGACGCGAAGGTGTTAAACCAGGTATCCCATGCCGATACATCCGCCCGCTCCATTTCGTCGGACATGATGTACCTCATGTGGTTATAGATTTCGTTCAGGGTGTTTGTAATTGGTGTGCCGGTAAAAATGTGGACCCCTCTACCACTGTTCACCTCTTTGATATATGACGCCAAGAAGTGAAGAGCTATGGCTTTCCCTGACGGGTTCGTGTTCAAACCTTTCACCCTCATCTTTGTTGACAGTGGTGGTTTCTTAAACTCGTGGGCCTCGTCAACAATCAACATGTCAATGCCAAGCCTTTCAAACGGTATGGCATTTTCCCGGGTAGAGGCCTGAACTTGCTTTTGGATGTTTGCAATGATCCTGTTGCGCTGCTTAACCAGCTCCTTCGCCGTCGTTGCGCCCCTTACTTTTCTGAGCTCCTCCGGATCGTCAAGCATGCCTTCAATGTCGAATCCCTCCTCGGCTGCCGAAGCTATGGCGTCTTCCTCCAAGGCCATGATCTCGTCTTGAGCTATTCGGTTCAACGTTTCTTCTGAAAGCGTTAACCTGTCCATCAAGGAGTGAGGCAGGACTATAGCGTCCCAATCATCGTTTGCGATTTGGTATAGCTTCTGCTCTATGGTGTCCGGACTCATATTGTCGATGTAAAGGACTTTGGACCCAGGGTACATCGCCTGAATATCATCTGCTACGCTCGCGCTGTTTGCATTGTGAGCAAGGATTAAAGGCTTTCTGGCTATACCATATCTTCTTGATTCAACGGCTACGCCCCCCATAGTGAAAGTTTTACCGGTTCCAACCTCATGGGCGTAAAGCCCACGACCATTGGCGACGCCTCTCCAAATAGCGTTTACCTGGTGTGATCTCAGGTTAAATTCATTGTCGCCTATATGCAGCATCATTCCGTCAAAAGTCATGAAAGAGCCGTCATAAGATGGGTTAGCCCAGGCATTCATGATGTCATTATAATGGCGTTCGAGCATTACGCGGCGCTCAACATCTTTCCATATCCAGTCCCTAAGAGCCTCGCGGAAAGCATCTACCTTTTCATTTGCTGCGGTTGACGCCTCGGTATCTGTGAACTCGTTACCTTCCATGTCCATGGATTTGATAACTATATTTTGTCCAGAGAACGCGGCTTTGATAATCCTCGTGAAAGATGCGCGGTCAGTGCTCCACATAGTCCGGGCTTCCACCCTTCCGTCTATGTCGCTCGCGTTGTCAAATTTGACTATCCATCCATTAGTTGAGGCTGTGAGGCGTATCCCATTGGCCATGTTCTCAGGAAGGTTGACCATTTCGGATATGAACTGCCTGTATGTTTCTGCAGGTATCCACGTTGCACCAAGGTTGGCTTCGATGTTGAAGTATGGAATATCCTCCGGAATTACGGCTTCAAGGGCTTTTATATTCCGGTCCATGTTCATGCCAAGGGCTTTAGCCTCTTTTGCGGCTATGAGCTTTTGGCGCACATTTCCTGATAGGTAAATGTCCTTAACCTCGAAGTTACCATCCGGTGTCTCGAAAATGGCGTCTTTACTTATAAGCTCTTTTTTAACCTCCTCCGGTGTAACCCCTGCCTTTTCAGCGATAAAATCAATATCAACAGTCCTTGCTACCTCATTCCGAGAGAGGATAAAGGCATCTGCAATGCTCGGATTTTTTATCTTGGGCTTGCTTCTAAGTGTTGATTCGGTGAATATCTTTGCAGGTTTGTAGACAGGTTTGTCTTTTGTTCCGGCATTGTATTCAAGGGCAGCAAGAGCCGGGTGCATTGGCTCCTTTATTTTCCAGAAGTATTGCAGAGCATAGGAGCCGTTAATGGGGCCGTGTTTCTTTACAAAGCTCTGGTAGAGCTGGTTTAAAAGTTTCCGGTTCCCCTCGGTTTCCTTCGCTCCGTCTCTTTCCATGTCCAGGAGTTTTCCATATTGGTTCCGTATCTTAACCAGGGACGCGATCTGCTGTTCCCTGTCCTGGCTGGTTTTTTCGCTTTTGACCTTATATGCCAACACATCATCAAGGCGGGCAAGGCGCTCACCTTTTACAAGGTATAGGCCACCATCTTCGCCTATAGTTACGCTGTTCTGGCGCTCAGTGGTATTGTTTGAAATGTAGTGGATATGGTCAACGTTGCCGCGCTTTGTCATTATATCTTTGGGGAGGCGGTTATAAAGATCGCTTAAAACCTTCTCATAGCCTGGCCTGCGCTCCACGATCATTCCGTCACGGCCCCTTGTGGTACCATGGCCTATGGTCATGTGCCCAAGAACGTTTTCGGGCTTGTGGGTCCAGTATTCGTTTACATAAACCTCTTTGCCGTCGCTGGCCTTTCCTAAAACAGCGGTGTCCTGCCAAGCAGCGCTATGATGTGGCGCTGTTCCCTCTGCTCTTTTTTTGAGGATTATAATATCTGCCACAACTGCGGTGCCTGCATATTTCTTAAATGCACCCATAGGCATGCGGTAGGCTGCAACGAGGTCAGCCCGGCGCTCCATCTGCCGGCGAGCCATTTTGCTCATTTTATCCATGGTTCCGGAGGATGTGATGCCGATAACAAGGCCACCATACCTAACCTGGTCAAGCCCTTTTACAAAGAAATAATCATGCAGAGACAGGCGATATTTATTGTACCTTCTGTCTGCCGGCCCATCTGCAGCAAATGGCCAGTTCCCAATGACAAGATCATAAAAGCCGTCACCGGTCTTGCTTTCCTGGTATCCCATCTGCTGAATGTTTGCTGCAGGGTAAAGCATCTTCGCTATTCCTGCGGTTGTTTCGTCCAGTTCTATTCCGGTAAGATCGCTTTTAGCTTTGAGTGTTTTAGGCATGAGGCCAAAGAAATTGCCAACGCCCATAGACGGCTCAAGGACTCTACCGCCCTTGAAGCCAAGGCGCTTTGCTATGTCCCACATGGCCATTACTGTTGGAGGGTCTGTATAGTGGGCGTTAATGATTGAGCTTTGTGCTGACTTCCAGGCAGACTCCCCGAGGTGGTCCCTCAACCAGTCGTTTTCTTTCTTCCACCCATCTTGATAGACAGGGCGTTCCCATGACCCCTGAAAGAGCTCCTGGCCAAAGGAGCCCCAACCGATATACGCAGCCAAAGCGTCGCGCTCTGCATCGGTTGGGTTCCTTCCTTCACTGGAAACCCTGGAGAATGTTTCCAGGGCGTTTTGATTTTTCTGAAAGCGAACCTTTGGCGTTCCGCCTATGATAGATTCAGGGTCCGCAATATGATAGTTTTCTAAGCTGACATTATCTCCGGTTCTTCCGGCTCCATCATCAGCCAATTCTGCTCCGCTTCCGCCCTGGCGTCCGACATGTTCACCCCTGCCGCTACCTGCTTGTACCATTCCTGGTGCATCTTGCATTCCAGAACGTATGCCGTGTCCTCCAGTATCCCCTGACTTTTCAGGTCCGCGTACATCTTCGGGCACTGGTGTTTCCAGAACGACAGCATTTCCTGCTGTTTCGGTGTGTTCATCCTCGGCCAAGAGTCCGACTCGTCCTCCAGGAAGAACGCCTTCGTCTTCCTTACCCACGCCTTGAATTTCAGATCGTCCTTTTTCATTTCCTTTGCCCTCCTGAGTTGTGTCTATAATATCATCATTTCTTTGTCTCGGGTCAACCATGTCATCGCGGACAAATCTTTCAAAATATGGGGTGGCATCTTCTGAAAGTGCATCCATAGCCAGAGACACAAAGTCCTTTGCTGCCTTACCTGCAGCTATAATGTCTTCCAGCGCCCCCTGCAGAAGAACCTTGATCTCCTTATAAATGTTTTCGTCTGTTTCTTCCGTGGAAAAACTTCCTCGATCACCAAGTATTTTATTGATCTGTTTGAACTTGTCCATTGCGCTGGCTATGTGGTCTTTAACCTCAGTGGCTTTTGCCTTGGCTTGTTCTTTTGGTGCAGCAGGTTGTTTTTGGGGTACGGGCTTGGGCTCTGATGGCTTGACGCTTTTTTGCTTTTGCGCCTTTTGCTCCTTCCTCTCTGTGGCCTGTTTGCCCCACTCCTTCATTAAATTGTCCGGGGAGAACTCGTCTTCGTCTTCGTCTTCTGCTAATTTCTGGCTATCTTGATCTCGCTTTGAAATCAAAAATTCAGCATAATCCATACCTGTTTTTGTCAGGTCTTTTTCATCCAAAAATATTCCATTGGCGTCTTCAAGGGATCGAACGCCCTGCACCTCACCTATTGTTCTGCCCTCAGATACAAGCTTCCGGATCAATTCTTTAATGGTAGTGGATTTACCATTTGACATGATCTGCTTATTCAGGGTTTTCAAAGCCCGTCCTTTTTGCAGGTTATTCATGCCGTTGGCGTAACCGTCAACATCCTCGTATTCAGCTCTTTTTTCTTCTTCTTTTTTTAATCGAGCCTCCTCTCTTTCCTCAAACTCTTTCTGGCTTTTTTCGTTTGCCTCGTCGCGTTTTATTTTTTCGGCTCTGTATTCATCTGCATCTGCATAGGTGCTAAAAAGTTCGTCGCCAGAACCACGAGGATGATCTCCACGCAAAGCGTAGCGATCCTCAATATTGCCATTGACGTTTACTTTTGTGGTGTATATGTCGTACTTTTTTGCATCCTCAAAAGTCTTAGTTTTCTGGTTGCCTTCATCTATTTTTTCGTCTTTTCCACGCCACAAGGAGACACTGCCGTCTTTTTGGACAGCAAAAGTATCGGTCTTGGTGTTCAAACCAGGCCCGGGCCCTAGGTTAGAAACAACCCAATGCCCATGTTGTGGGTGCTGCCATACCAAAACGCTTCCACCTGATTTAATGGCTGCAGCATGTGCCTTTCTCCTGGTGTCCTCCGGAATTGGAGACGCTGGCTCTTTGGGTATGATGGTTTCCTGTGCCTTTTCACCTTCTATGCCGGCAAGCTCAAGCTTTGATCCAGGCATAATAGAGGAGCCTCCACCTTCTTTGTTTATGTGCCACCAGCCCTTGGGGTTCTTTCCGGCCAGTGTTCCATAAACGTATTCACCCTTTTTATTTTTCCATTTTACCCGGCCACCCTCTGCAAGCCCCGACTCTTCCGGAGTTGGTTCCGGTTTGGCCTCTTTCTTTTTCGCCTGCTCGTCGGCATATTCTCTTTCAAGTTCCGCTTCAAGCTGCTTGCTGAACTCCGGGTATTCATCCTCAAGCTTACCAAGCTCTTCGGCATGAATGCGGGTCCCAACTTGATCCGGAGTGAATTTGTTCATTTCGTAAAACTGCTTCCGATACTGACCCTTAAACTCTTCATAGGTTAGTCTTTTGGGTGCCTGCTGCTCAACGTATGAGAGAGCCTTTTTCTTTCTCTTGCCGTCACCGATCCAGGTTTTAAACTCGTCCTGGCTCATTTCTGTAATGGCCCCCAAACCATCCCATCCAGGCTCGTAGTTAGCAAGATACATGTCCTTAGCTTCATCGGCAGATTCAGCCCCGAGCATTACCTTGTGCTCGTCAAACTTTCCGGTTTTGGGGTCCACCTGGTCAACGACAAAAACCTTCGGGCTCGTTTCGGTTCCTGGCTTCACCACCACATCAACCTGGTCACCATCCCTGCCCTCTGTGCGTTCAAAGTAACCATAGTGCCCGTGCATTTCTGACTGCCATTTATTGCCGTCCTGGTCCGTTCCAGACCGAACAGAGCCGTCATGGTTCTCAAGTGCAATGCGGTTGCCGTCAATTTTAATGCGGTCTTTTAAATAGTTTCCAGCTTCTTTTTGTCCTTCCGTGGGGTTGTGGTTTATGTTGCCCGGGGTGATCTCGTGGGGGGCTTTTTCCGGTTCTGCAGGACCCGCAATATCCACCGGTTCAACAGGCCCGGGCTCAGAAGGAATAGGCCCGGCTTGCTGTGACTCTGGCATTGCGTCAAAGGTAAATTTAAGCATTGGCGCTTTATCGGCAGTGACTCCGCTATCCAGTGACATTTTGTCAAGCCTCTGCTGTGCAGCATTGTTCAGCATGCCCGATCCGTAATCGTTCCTGTCCTGGTCTGCCTGATTCTCGTCTATGATGGCCTGCAGGTCTTCTTGAGTGTTCGCCGCGTCTACCCGGTTAAATCGGTCTTCAAGCCTGGTCTCATAATAAGCCTCTTGGCCAGTCAATCCTTGTTGCTGGACCCTGTTAAGGGAGAGTGCATCCATGCGCTGCTGTGCTGCGTTCCTCAACATGGTGTCACCGAAGTGGTTATTCCCCGGGTCTTGGCTGTTCTCTGCAAGCACCTGGTCAACTTCGCTTGGAGAGGTGGCGTTATCAATGCGGTTAAAACGGTCGTTCAACCTGGCGTCATAGTTTCTGTTAACCTGGCCCGTTGACACCTGGTCCTCAAGAGCCTGTCCTGTTAAAGCGGTTGGCTGTGCAGGCTTGAGGCTTTCAAATGGGTTAGGTTCAACCCCTGGCCTAAACAACTGATCGGGATTGTTTACCATGTTTTCTTGCCTGGCGTTTAAAGCCTCCTCGCTTGCCTGTTGACTCTGTAACCTCCTGTAATCACTGATGTTCTTTGCAAGTAGGTTGGCGTTGCCTTTCATGGAATAATCCGGAACAGACTCCATGCCGGCCATACGGTAATCATTGGCTTTATAAAGCCCCCTGATAGCTGTATCGGTAGGGTCTTCCGGCTCCATTCTCATGGCCTGAACTTCTTTCTGCCGGTTTATCTGTTCCTCCCACCGCTTGTAAGTATCGTCACCCTCATGGGATTCAAAAGAGAAAGGCTTTTGAACTTCTGGCGAAACTGTTTCACCTGTGTCGTGTGTTACCTGGTCAGAGCCCGGGACTGGCTTTTTATCAAGGAGGTTTAAGGCTTTGCCTATAGCAACATCGCCGGCGCTCTGAGGCATGGACATTAAAGACTCCATGATTGCATCCTGAATGTCAGGGTTCATGCCTGGCGCAAAGTACGAACCGGCGTACTCTCCAACACCTTCCCCTGCCATGTCGAGAGCGAAAGAGGCTGCTTTCCCGGCCATCATTCCGGTGCTTTTCTCTGCTGCCGATGCTGCCATTTCAGCGGCCTTTGTAGCCTCTCTGACAATCCTTGCGTCAGTAAAAGCCATTTGAACCGCTGTTTTGTCTGCTACGTTTATGCCGTTTTTAACCAATACCTGCTCGGTTGCTTTCATGGCTGCCCGGCCAGCCGACCCGGTAAGCCACTTAGTTGCTCCAAGGGTTAATGAGTCAACAGCGGTTATGACACCACCTTTTACCACCCCACCCTTGATAACATCGCCTCTGCTGTATTCCCCATCCTCCATGGCTTTTTGATTTGCGAAGGCACCAGTCTCAACGGTTGTATTTCCAAACATCATGCCGGCCAAACCTCCGACAAAAATACCTATCGGGCTGCCAAGGGTTAAGGCTCCACCAACGGCAGCTCCTACCCCTGCTGAACCCATAACAACGCCGGAATTTGGGATTTGTGATATTACAGTGTGGGCAGCACCGGTTTTATTATTCCAGGCTGCCCGGCCAATGTTCTTGATAGCTTCCCATGTTCCGTCTGGTTTGCCGTAGCTCGCCAAGTCCTGTTGAAAGCCTACCATTTCGGGGGTGGCATTGGGGTTGGTCTGCATATGCTCTGCGGTCCTACGGATCGCTTCATCGTCTGCAGTGACATAAGTATTAAAGGCGCTTCTTACGTTCTGGAAAGCGTCACCAACTCCACCAACAAGGGCACCGACATAACCCTTTGGTTGCTCATGTTCGGTTTGTTCTTGCTGGGCGAATGGGTCATAATCAACAGGCTTAAAAACATAACCAGGATTTTCAACCTGCTCCGGTTCAGTTTGTTGATCTTGGACAATATTTTCTGCAAAGGGATCGTAATCAACCGGCTTAAATGTATATGTCATTAAAGTTATTCCTATAAATTGGTTTAATATCCGCGCATTGCTGACTGTGGACCGCTCCCGAGGTTTGTATTCGGGAGGTGCGATGATTTCATTGTATCATCTTTTTCTAATACACCCCACTGCCCATTTCTTTGAACATACCATTTCCCGTCGGCTGCCCTTTTTGCGCCCGGGACTGGTGGTTGCTGGTCTGCTGGTAGATCGGGGACGCCGAAGAACTGTTTCACCCCTCCGACAAGAGACTGAGCAATAAAGAATTTTTGCCGTTCCTGTGGGGAAAGATTTCCGGCTGCAGCATCAGCTTGTTTTTCATAGAAGAACTTCATAGCTGCATCCCTGGTGTTTTCACCGGCCTGCGTTAAATTGCCATTTGCATCAATCGAAAGCTCACCGTTACCGCTTCCAAAAAACTTTGACGCCTCCTCTATGAGCTGTTTTTGCATGTCTCTGGCTCGCTTTGTATTGAGAATGTTTTGGCCTTTCTTTTGCCCTGCACCTCCCTTGTCGTAATAGTTCGCCCTTGAGTTTGAAGCCCTGGTACTCGCTGCAATCTGGCCTTGTCTGGCATGCTCGGATATTATCTTCTGGTCTGCAAGTACCAAGTCTTTTTGGGCCTTTTCTCGTTTCAAGTCTTCGTACATAAACCCAGCTTCCGCCAATTCCTGTCTTGAGTGGAAAACTTGAGTAGAGTTGTCGCTATGGCTTCTTACGATGTAGTCAACAACCACTGGCTTTTCTATGTTTCTTTGTGGTGTAATGCTATAAGCTTGCCCGTCTTTTTTGAATATTTGAGTCATACCGCTAAGGCCGTTTTCGTCTTTTGCCCCAACAGGAAGGAGCGCGGCGCTGTTTTCTCGTTTGGTAAGCTCCATGGCAAGCATTTTTTCATTACCATACTTCTCATAGGTCATGCTTTTCAGTTTTTCTCTTGCTTCTTGCATTGACACGCTTCCAACCGGTGTCCATTCACCTGTTTCCCTTGGCTTATATAGGTGATCGAAAGAGCCTGTCTGGTTGTTCCATTTAATTGAATGTGGGGACGAATAGTCCATATACGCACGTTCAAGAATGTTCGCCATAGCAACGGTATTACCCTGGCTTTCTGCCTCGTCAAATGATCGGTTGTATTGTTCCAATTGAGCATATCCGCGCTCGATACTGGCAAGCCTGTTCTTGAAGATTAACTCTTTCCCTTGTTGGGACTGGCTGAACATATTATAAGCCTTATTCATGGCCTCGTATGCCTCGCTGGTGTCCAATCCTTTTAGGTTCGGCTCAAACGCTACTCCCTGTGTCGAAAGCCCATACAACATACCGCTTACCATTGCATTAACCCTGTTATCTCTCCTGGTCATGTCAATGGCATGTATGTTTTGGAGGTCCATGCCATAAATACGCCTTGCTTCTGCTTGATCTGTGGCAGTCCCTTTAAGTTGAGCATTACCGTAATTATCACCGGCCTGTTGCATAGCTGTGACATTGGCGTTTATATTGTCCTTTGACTGCCTTTCACGGCGGTATTTATCATCCTCTCTCATTTCACTGGAGAGGTTGCCAAGACCCTTGGTTATATCTGAAACGCTATCTGCCCATACCATTGCCTGGTTTTGTCTGTATGTCATTTTAAAATCCCTTTATGAAAGAAGGTATCCGGCTATTAATCCAACGGCGGCCCCGACGACTGCCCCTATTGGCCCGGCAGCCGAACCGGTAGAGGCGCCAGTGGCCACCCCTGATGCAGCTCCTCCGGCGGCGGTGCCTGCAGTTGTGCCTACTGTGGCGCCGCCGGCAGTGACAATGGTTCCACCGGCACCATACCCAACTGCGGTACCCATACCGGCTGCAGCCCCACCAGCCCCGGCACCAGCTCCCATGGCAGCCCCACCAGCCCCGGCACCAGCTCCCATGGCAGCCCCACCAGCCCCGGCACCAGCAGCAACGGACCCGCCAGCACCATAACCCATGGCACTGCCCATGGCATCCCCAGCAACGGCACCACCTGTTTGTCCGGCAACTTGCCCGCCAGCCTGCCCTGCTGTTTGCCCTACCATTTCGCCGGTCACTGATCCCGACGCCTGTTCCCCCATTGCCTGGCCCACGATCTGCTCAGAGCCATGCCCAACAACTTGCCCTCCTGCCTGCCCGGTTTGTTGACCGGCCACCGCACCGCCATCTTGTCCTGCGAGTTGAGCCCCTATGGTTTCACTTGCTTGGGCACCACCACCACCAGCCCCAATGGATTCGGTTGCAATCCCCCCGGGTGTGCTACCAGACAAACCTTCCGGTATTACTGTTTGCATAGCCTGCTCAGATGAACCAGTCACGGCCTGGGTTCCTGTTGTAGAGCCCGCCTGTTGAATCGGTGCCTGGTTTACTGCGGGGCTCTGTATTGACTGGCCTATTGTCTGGTTTGTTGTGACGGTACCTTGTGTACCTATCTTGTCCCCACCGGTTCCAAGGACACTTTTGACATAATCATAGGTCTTTCCTCCCTGGTATCCAATCTCAGCACCAGCAACAGCCAGCTTTACCGGTGCGAGTGGGTCTGTTTGCACATATTCTTCTTTGTCCATTGAAGCATAGGTGTTAGACGCATCGCTTAACCCTTGCATAGCTTTATTTATAGGACTTTCTACTTGATAAAGAGGCATACCACACCTTTCCCTATACGGCCACTGTTGTGCCCATTGCGGTTGTCATTCTGTCAAAGTTTTCTTGTTCTGCTTGAGTTCTGGCCTGTGTTTTTGCGTTGGCGACAAGCTTTGCCTGGTCTAAGCTGTTTTGGTTGGCATACCCGGCAAAGGCTCCTGAACTTGGACTTATACCCATCCTTGCTGCATTTCTGCTCAATTGTTCAGAGGAGTTCATGAAGGCCTGAGTTGCATCGGCTGCAGCCCGGTTAACTCTGGCATCTATGTCAACACCATTAAGAGCCTCGTCATAATATGCGGAGCGAACCCTTTCTGAGTCACCCATAGCCTGCACAAGATAATCAGTCTGCTCTGGTAATATAGCCATTTGAGCGTCATATTCTGCCTGTTGGGACTGTGCCTGGCCCCTCAAAAGGAGAAGGTTCACGAGGTTTGTTGCCTTGGCAAGTCTCGTTTCTCCGGCTATAAGTGACGAATTAGCCTGGACCTGTGCTGTTTCATACGGCTGGTAAACATCTTGCCAGTATTGATAATATTCATTGGCCATGGCCTGCTGTTCTTCTGCAATTGTGGCCATTCGTGCATTGTACTTTTTATCAACAGTGTCACCACTGCTACCTCCGAACCACAAAAGCCTTGGCCTTAACCTTGGCTTAAGGCATTCAATTTTTTCAACGCCTGGTATATCCGGATCAATTGAAATGCAGCTGAAACCATCGCCACCCCAAAAATCAATCATCATTGTCTGTACTCCTTGTGTACCAGGAAACAGTAGCGTCTTCGCTTTTTCCCGATATGGAATTAAACACAGCGTTCGGAACAACGCCACAAATTTTAAACCCGCAGCTTTGTGCAAATCGTAATGCAAGTTTGTTGTTATTCGGGGTGAGCCCTATTAAAACATCGAAGATGTACTCTCCTCCACTTGATTTTAATTCCACCAACTTTCTTAATACAAATTTTCCTATATCTATTGCATTGAGGCCATGGTGTCGTTTGAATACGCAGAAGTGTATCCTTGCGGCCCTGCTTTCAAGGTGGCTTAGCCATGTGTAAGCAACAGCCTCAAGCCCATCGAAGACAACGTAAAAGAGGTTTCCAGGGGCTTTCACAAAGCGCAAGAACGATTGAGCATCTAAGATTTCACCGTCATAAAACACTTTATTTAAAAGGCCCTCTTCTACTGTTCTGTCGAACAATTCAACCATTGACGAGTCTGTGGCTGTCATAATGCCGTCAACGGCGGTGTATGGCATGATATGTAACCTCATTTTATCACCGGCATTTCAGGCCATACAATAGCCTCGGTATCAATGATTTCAGTCAAATTGTCAGGCATATTTCTAAGGGCCTCACGATATGCAAGAAGGTCTTCTTTTGATTGTGCGCTCATTGGAAAATCAGAAACCATATATTTGTCTGTTTCTTTCAATTTCATGTTTCGCCTTGGCCTCACGAACCTTGACAGCCACTTATCTATATCTGTAAGTTCTTCCGGCAAGGTGAATGTGATCTTACCATTACGATCAACCTTAGATGTCCTGTGTCCTGCATATTTGGCGTTTGACCCAAAAATCTCGTCAATCTCTAACTTACTCAATTCTCTCGAATCCGGATTGTTCTTTTTGAACCTTTCGGCATCTTCATCATTGTCAAAATTTATAACCGTTGATTCATAAGTGAAAAGTCTTAATTCTATCATGCCACCCCCAATTCGTATGCTCTTAATGTTGCTTCGTGGTAACTCACCTCAAGGGTAATTGTCGTTGCAGTTGGAACAATGGTAAATGATGGATTTGTTGCCAAGTCAATTGAACTTGAACAACGCAAAATAAAGTCATGCAAAGAGCTCGCTGTAGAGCCTATATATGAACCAGACGAAACATAAAGCTGGGTTGAAACCTCACCCGACCCACCTGTTGAAGGGTCAAGACCAATGACAATTGGACGACCAACTGTAGCCCCCGTTATTGTCCATGTCCCGCTGGATGTCCTGGACGATATTTGCACTGCCGTTATTTGGCCACCCTCTTCAATTTCGTGCGGATTGTCGGCAACGAGGTGGGCTGCGAATGCTGCCTCTAAAGTGTCAAGGTCATCTCCTATTGTCTCTTCATTATCATCCACGCATTCAAAACCGGTTTCGTCTGTTTTCACCACCAATTTTTTATTTGCGTCGCCGGATGATATTGTGGGTAACTTTGCGGCTTTGGTTATAGCTGCATCTATTGCCGATCCATAGTGTGCTGAATTATAATCTGTCATGCCTTATCACCTATAATGGGTATGGGTTCTGCTTGTCGCAGTTTAAAAACTTATCAAGGTCTATACCTAACCTTTCAAGGTCTCTTACCGTCAAGGCCCTGTCATATTTTGCGTTCTTGTTTTGGCCTGTTAAGGTTGTAAGAACGTCTCGAACAACGTCATAAAATCTCTGCGGGTCTTGGTTTTTATTTATCTTTGGGATGTTATTCGCCATAAGCCCTCTCTAAAACAGCGGTTGGTGAAGCGCCAAGTATTACCCTTTCAATGGTGGCCTTTCCTGTAAGAATGATTTGGAATTTGTTGCCACGAACAACTGACCCGAGGAGAAAGACCTCGCTATTTGTCACGGTTTCTGTTGTTACGAGAACATCATCTACATAGAGGGCAAGAGATGCGCTTCCTTCCGAAAAATCACCGACTATAACACCTGCCATTAAGAACTCCCCTTTTATAGAGAAAAATTCTTTTGACTTCCATGTAAAGCTCTTCAACGTGTCGGACGATTCCCAAGAAACAAGTTGACGACCCTCTGTCTCTGTTTCCTCGATTAGGTATAGGGCGTCAAACGCTATTGAATAATCATCGCTATAGACAACAAGTTGGTATCCGCCGGCCGTAATAAAATTATTGCCACCAGCATCTAAAAAGTCATACTGATTATTTGATACTGTGGAAACATATTGACCACCGAACACCTTCCCATCTGCCTCAAGTCTATGTATTTCACTGGATGTAAACCCAAACAATATCCCTATTTTTGTTCCAGAAAAAAACGCGATATATGAGGCGTCATAATAAAACGCAAAGATATTGGCTGGAACAAGGTCAACCCATTGCTGTTTTGTGAAAATTTGTGACGTTATGATCTGAGCAACCCCACTTGAATCAATCAGAACTAAGCCGGTGTCTGATGCGAAAATGACACCATTTGGAATGCTCACTATGGATCGTGCAGACTTACACGGCAATTCTGCCGGTATTTTATCCATAGTCAGTGCTGACGGGTCGGTACCGTAAATAAGGTATGGGGTAGTTTTGGTCAAAACAACAACCGCAGAACCATTGAAGCCAAAACCAACAACCTCAGAGTCAATGGATAGTGAAAACCCAATAGGAAAAGCATAGTGTATATACGATTCACAAACATAAACCTTGTTTTCGCTGAACCCAAAAATAAGGCCACTTGAAGCAACAATGAATCCACTAAGGTCGTCATCGGGGTTGGTCCAACCTTCAGTTGGTAAAACCTCACCCAAACTATCGTCCGTATTTGTGGCATGGTCGTCATCGTATGTGCTTGTAGTTTTGGCAATTTGAGCCACATATTGAAACTCAGCTCCGGTATCACCGTTGTTTATGCGGTATATCCGGAAATGAGTGGTATAAACACCTGTTTCTGCAGAGTCTACAAAATCTGAAAGCTCAACAACTCCATCGTCATTGACCGCAAAAACTTCTGTGGATGGGGATGGGGCAGACTCTACAACGGTGCCATCTTCCCAAATCCCAACCCTTGTATAGCAATATGCAATGTCCCGTGGAGTTCCGGACCCGGTGGTCGTTATTGACGTGGTAAGAGCTGCGGTAGGGGCAGCAATGCCAAGTCTCCTTGTTGAGTACGGATACGGACCCGCTCCACTTATTGCCAGTTGAAAATTTGTCTCTTTTGGATAAACATCCCCACCGATAAGAATGCGACCTCCGGAGTCTCGCTCGTAGACAAATGATTCGGCAACAGATATTTTATTGTTCCATTGAAGCCAACCCCCGCTTAACCTGTAAATCGTTTCTGTGTCATCATCAAGGGCCTGAATAACATCTTCACCCTTTAAGGGTTTTATATTTCCCTCTTGGGTGCTGCAATTCTTTGCCAAGACCGCATAGTTTTCAGGGAGTAACTTGTCACCTATTTTTGGTGATTCTCCATGAAACCCTAATATATCAATCATATGAATGGCCTCATAAAAACTCTTAAGTCGGTTTGGTCGTTGACCTTACGGGCTTTTATTTTAGCCTCTCCAAGCTCATGCAGATACTTCTTTTGATTTATGCCGGCAAGCTGGGAATCACTCCATGGTTTCCCGGGCATAAGCATAAGCTCTGCCTTGGCTTTGGATTCAATAGCCTCAAACCATTCATTATAAAGAAGGTCCGGAAGACTTGTTGCCGCCCTGGTGGGCCTCAACATGCTCGTGACGTTAAAGGTGGTGTCTGATGTCACAGCATCGTCAAGTGTAACAACATTGTCTGCCCTGGTGTATTCAATAAACTCAACACCATCCAACAAGATTTGCATCCCGGCAATTTCTGACCCTGTCTCCAAGGTAATTGTTATGGTGTCACCATCCTCCAAAACCTCCTTTTCCTCGTCCTGCTGCCATATCCATGAGTCTTTGCAGAACTGTATAGCGGCCCGTAATAACTCCACTTTTATAAGAGCTTGAGGGCACCCCTTAACTTGTGGCATTACATTGTCAATAAAGCGATCCATAAATTAACCTCCTTGCTGAACTTGAGACAGAATAGCGTCAGACTGCATTTTTACGCCAAGTGCATTATAAAAGTTCTGAAGATACCCAGCTGCTTTTTGAAGGTCCTGCCCCTTAGATGGCATGTTTAGGCATCTGTATAAAACATATTCCTTGAGAGGTGATAAGAATATGTCATCAATGCCTATTGATTGTGATTCAAAGCTAAATTCGCTCGGTGAGTCTGAATAAACAATTTCGACGTTCAAGATAATGGTTGGAGTTGGATACACCCAAAAGGCTTTGGGGTTTTCTTCATCGAACATGAAATTTTGAATAGATGTTTCTGTTTCCTCAGAGGTCCAGGCGGGAACAGTCTCGTTAAGAATTTCTCTGGAGATTTTCCTTACAGGGCGTCCGCCGCCTGTGTTTCTGATAACGTCAAGAAGCCTCACACCTGTTGAAGGTATGCTCTGTTTTGGCGTGTTTGGTGTAAGAGCAAGCGTTGCCGTGACTGCTGTAGCGTCAGGCCGTAACAATGCAATGATTGATAGCCCTTCGTTAACAAAGACCTCTTTCAGGTCTTCGCTCCAAACGACTTCATGTGGGTCCAATAGAAGGACGCCAATATTTCTTAGAAATTCAGCCCCGGAAACTGACATGGCTTACTCCTGCTGTGTAGGTGCTGCTGAGGGTTTAAGGGCGTGGATGAATGAAACGATCTGCAGTTTGGTGGGACGATCAATGGGGATGGTGATGCCATTGGCGGCTACATATTCCATCATTTCAACCACCGTTACCTGCCTTACATCTTTGCCGAAAAGCTCCTTTACCAGCGCCTCGGCTTCGACCTGAGACAATAAGGTCACCGGTTGTCCATCTTCTGTAAAAAGAGGAATCGCGGCGGGGGGCTCAGGCATCCCGGGCATTGCATCGGGAACAGCCTGCTTTTCTTTTCCCCAGGGCGGGTCGCAGGGCTCCATATTTATCTCTGCTGCTGCGTATTTGTTATATCTGATGATCTGTCCTGTTTTTTTGTTTCTCAAGAAAGTGATCTTGTTCATTTTAAAACTCCTTTGTTTGGCCCGGAATGTGGGCATAATAAAAAAAGGCAGGGCAGGGAACGTCCCTATACCCTGCCTCTATGTCATAACGGCTATGGTAGCGAACCGGCGTTATTCGTTGGTATCGATGAAATAAATCGTTAATGTCAAAGCACCTGCTGTAAAGTCTCCGAAGTCTGGTGACGTGCCCTTTGTATCGGAGATGGTTACCCGGGGTGTGATAGCTGCACCGATACTCTTTCCAGCGTCGGCAGCCAGAGCAAGGGAGGCCTTGTTCGCAGCTGCAATTATTGATCCGGAAGTATCGGCGGAAAAGCGGTCTGTGTCGCCTGATACGCCAACCATCATTGTTGCGGAAGTGGTACCGGCAAACGCGGTTGTAATTTCAGCCTTCCAGCCAAGAACCAGGGCACCCGCCGGAAGATTTGCGTCGAGGTCTTTATAACCTGTGGCGTCTCCTCCGTCGGTAAAGTCGGCAAGATCGATGTCTTCTGAGTATGATTTAACCAATCTAAGTTTTTCAGAGGTCATTATTTTTATCTCCATGCTTTAAAGGCCGGTTATGCACCGGCCCCTAAATTAAAGTGTTTTATCAGGCGGGCTTTGCGTACAGGTGACCCATGGACTCGCCCTTGATAACCTTGTACCCGTAAACCTGGAGCCCTCTCATGAGCTTACCGAAGTCGTTGGGGTTGGGTATGATCTCGTTTTCAGTCAACTGGCTGGCAAAAGTCAGCGCTGACTTGTGACCGAACAAGAGGCTGTAGCAGGACACGGAGCCTTCAACTGTAATCAGGACATTATTTGAGACGTACAGCTCAAAGTTATCAATGACCCCGATCCGACCATTACGCTTCATGGAGACGCCGTCACCGGAGTAAGAAGCTTCTGACAGCTCAGAAGTCTTGATCCTGGTGGCTGCCCAGGCAGGAAGCACAAACCACCTGTTGGTCTGCGGTACGTCCTGTTCAGTCAACGCCTGGCCACACTCAACGATCTTGTCAACGATGGTGGTTTTGCTCAAGCCTTCTGCGTTTGAACCGTCTGCAGCAGTGGTGCCCAGGTCGATGTTGCCGGAAATGGCTCCGGCGGTTGTGCCGTAGTTTCCGGCACCGGCCTGGCTGGGGATAGCTGCAAGAATACCGGTGTCAATGCTGATCTTTAATTGCTCGCTTGCATCCTCTGCCCAGGCAGACACATAGTTAATGTCGGCCTGCTTTTTTTCCACATCGTTGATTACCAGGGCATAATACTTACCTTTATCAATGGCAAGCTCAACGTTCGG